AAGATTAGTACTTGTATCTTTTCCTTTTGGATCAAACTCCATTAATTGTTTATGGTTATTTTGTCTTAAATAGGTTGTTTCTGATAAAGGCAATTCGTCTTTTAAAAACTTTTGAATTTCTTTATGTAAATCTCTTGATGTTGGTACAGGAACATTTTGAGCAATATGATTCATCTTTTTCAAACCATGTAATAATTCAAAATCTTCCGGGAATCCCATCATATGTAAAGCTTCTCGAATGGTTAACGATCTTTCTTCAATAGGATGCATTGTGTCAACCATATTACGACCAATTACAGCATTCATATATTCACCAAAGACATGTACTGAACCGTCCCATACACCTTTACCATCAGCAAACTTTTTAATTGCATGATCTGAATACTTAATACCTTTTTCGTTTCCTGTTCTGTGGAACCATTCGTTTGCTTCTTTCATCCAACCCTTTTTCATAATATAATTTAAAGTGGTTTTACAATCTTCTTCTACCATTATCTCTCTTACATCACGATTGGTTTTTGTTTTAATAAAGTTATAATAAGGTTCATCAGGTACATGCTTATTAATAATCAAATCTTGATGTAATGCATTATCAGGAATCTCTTGAAGATATTCTGCGAAGTTCTTTCTTGGTCTATTATACCAATTCATTACAGGAGAAGACTCTGATTTCCAACCAACCGCAAAAGTCCTGTCGCGTCCTTGTGGCACTCCATGATATCTTGTTGAGGTTTTATACAGGGATAAAGAATAACCTCTCTGAGCACAAATATCGTAAAGATTGTTTGCTACTGGACGACCTTTGTTAGTATATAATGCAGGAGCGTTTTCAACAATAACAACTTTTGCTCCAAGAATATCAATACCATCTTCAAATACTTTATACATCCATTCATTCTTTGCGCATCCTGCACCTTTACTCTCTGATGTAGTACCTGTATTTAATTGTGATAAAGCAGCACAAGGTGGAGTACCAGAAACTACATCAACTTTTCTAATTGTTGGATTATCTGAATCTAACAAAACATAAGGAATATCGCGCCCTTTGGTTACTTGTTGATAGTTTACATAATGTGAATCGTTGTCCTGAAATCCATCATAAGAATAAATTACTTCAGGTGGTTTACCAAAAGCTTTCTCTGCTCCTAGCATTTGTCCACCAATTAGCGGAATTAGTGGTGCCCATGTTATTTCTTTGCTCATCCGAAAAAGTCCTCAAGTGTTGCAGCAGTTTTCTTTTCAAATTTTGTTACGTCAGGCATAACATAATCTTCATCAATTGCTGTCATAATTTTATTGTTTAAGAATGTACCATCATATAGTTCAGGCTTACAGATTAGTTTACGCAAACCTTTTACCACTGATAAGTATTCTTCTTCATTATTTAATAACCTATCCATTCTTTGTTTAAACTCTTCAGGAGTTTTAGGTCTTAAGAAATCTGGAATAGGTAAATGTTTTTGTTCATCATACGATGGATGTAAGAATGGAACAACACCAGCATGAATCATTTCAATATACTTTGATGTAACCCACCCTGGTGCAATTGGAATAATGAAAGTAAATTTAACATTATTCATTTTTGCCATTACATCGTCAAGATGAATAGATCCTTTAAACCTTGCATCGGTTTCAGTATTAGGATGTTCCCATTTACCATAAATTTCTACATCATCGAAATCATTTAATACCCATTCTTTTAATAGGTTGTATCTCGAAGGCTTTGCTTCATTAAGAATAACCATAAAAGGAACTTTTCTGTTTGTATTAAATTCTTCTTTATATTCGTAGTTAATACAAAAACAAGTTTCCATACCTGCATAAGTTGAAGGAACCTTTCTTTCATATCGTTCTTGGTCTTCATAAGATCGTATACTACTTACTTCGTATTCATAATCATATTGACCTAAAGATATATTTGGTAAATGGAATATATCTCTTGATTGATTCATTACATATCTTGGATCGTTTACAATTTCAACATAATCTGGTTTTTCTTCATTTAACCAAATCGCAATAGGTGAAGTATAGTTCTTTGTCATATCAATTACAGATGCAGGTTTACCATCGGAAACACCATCTTTTAAATGTTTCACTTGAGTGATCTTACCTGGAATCGTAACGGTACCAACCTGACCTACCATCAATACAGTATAATCTAACTTAAATCCTTTTGCATTAAAATAGTTAATCACGTGACGATAAAAATTATCATCGTCGTTATTCTTAACACCTTTCCAAATATCAATTACATTATCGTATGGAAACAATTCCAACGCTTCTGATTCTGTTAGAGTACTAAAATCAGACCTTCCGATAATATAAAATGTTTTATCTGGATTATTATTTGCGAGTGCAATTAAAACTGTAGATGGCTCGTTATCTCCGCCGATAGGAGAGAAACGATTTCTTTTGAACTTGACCGATTTACCGATCTTTCCGAATCCAATGTTTTTCATAATATAAAATATCCGTCGTTAAATTTATTTATTGGAATTGACTACACGCTCTCGAAGCTCTGACGAACTAAACGAATGCCTTCTGCGATTATAATGTACAGGACAAAGACCTTTACCTGTATGTTCTTGATCTTTGTATTCTTCACCAACAATTCTTACATCAGGATTGATAGTTAAAATCATATCAATGATTTCTTGTTCTGTAGTAAAAGGTATAACCTCATCAACATATTTACAAGAAGATACCTGAATGTATCTTTCAAAAGGTGTCTGAACAGGCTTGTTCTTTGCCTCAGGACGGTCTACGGTTGGGTCAATCAATAATCCAACAATTAAATAATCACACAAGGTTTTTGCTTCTTGTAGCATAACGATATGTCCTGCATGGAATAAATCAAATGTAGAACATGTAAATCCGACTTTATAACCGGAAGGTAATTTTTTTCTATCTAGAAACATTTTGCTCTCCTAAAATTTCTTCAACTCTTTTTGCATATGTGGTATATAGCGGAGTCTTATCAGTTGGTAAGTAATGTATATATGCAGGAAGCTTCCTTACAGTTTGGTCATCTTTCATAATCGTTGTCCAAATTCTAACATCAGCACCAAACTTTTTAACATCGTAATTATTTTCTACTAACCAACGATAATAAATTGCATATATGTTTTGTTCTATAATCCAATACTTGCCACCTATAGATCTGTTATTCTTTTCAGAACCATATTCTACGGTTCTATTTTTACCACCGTTTATTCTTTTCTTTGTATATTTGTCTACACCTTCCAATAAGAGTATGTATACATCTTTACATATTGCTCGATTAAAGAACTCAATATAATGTTCATTTTGTGTATGAATAACTTGTCCTGAGTTCATACTAAAATAAGGATCGTATCTCATAGGAGCAATATCAACCAAATCTCTATATCTTGGTTCTAAAACTTTTTCTACAAATTTACCCATAACTCCTAATGCAGATTCATTGTAAAAAACATAATCATTTTCAAAGTAATGGTCAAGCGGCTGTAATAGAAATACATCGTCGTCCATCATCATTGCCTTTTTAATACCTAGTACCTCATGTACATAAGGAAAGACCAACCATTTAATTGCTACACCGTAAATTTTAAGTATATTAAACAAATATTCTTCGTGAAAAAAATGACGTGTTTTTTCAATCATATATGAAGCAAGATGAATTTGAAAATGTTCAGCAATGGTAGTTCCATTATACGAACGTTCTCTGTCATCAAGAATTACATGAAGCTTAGTATTTGTTGGCTTATCGTAAATATTATAATACTTGATTAAAGCTTCAAGCCGTTCTATGTTATTAGAAACAACGAATATATTATTTTCCATAATCAATCATAGCCAATAAGTCATCAACACATTGAATGATAAAATCTTTATCTGGGTGATACTTATAAACTCTTACTATCTCTGCTGCGGTTAAAGTAAGCAAGTCAGATTTGTCTATCCAATGATTATATGCTAATAGTGTATTGATAGCAAGATCTTGTTCTGCTGTGCTGTACTTATTAATAATTAAGCTTGCGATAAATTTTGCGATATCAAGTTCTCGACATCCAAACACGTTTGGTATTGGGTCAATTAAGTACATGTCATATTGATTAAATAACATATTCTTAATACCAAAGTCTCCATGACAATATCCATAATCTAATTCTATATTAGCTAATCTTTCTACAACATCATTAAACATATCAAGTTTTGCTAATTGAACATGGCCTACAATCCTTGCGATATAATCATCGAATGTTAGAAACTTTTTCGTAACTGGAATTTCACCAAATTCATCAAGTGCTTCTTGTATCATGGCCAATGCTTTATACGGAGAATGTTTAAAGAAATCTTCGTCGTGTTCAATATAATCCATTGTAAGAGTATCACCAACAACTCTGTGGATCTCAGGAGTACGTACTGCACTACCAGTTTCTTTATACCATTTTGCTACTTCATGGGCATTACTTGCGGTCTTATGTACTAATACTCCATCGGTGTAAATATCAGATCCTGATAGACCACCTTGTAGTTCTCTAATATCAGCACATATAAAATCTTCAGGAGTAATACCTTTATCATCAATGTAATACGCAGCAAGTGGTTTATCAAAAGATAACATATGATACTTCACATGGTGCTTTTCTAACCAAGTACGTATTTGCTCTCCATACTTTTCTTCTGCTTCAACTCTGCTCCTACAAGAAATAGAACCTCGAGCCGTAAAAATATCTATTTGCCAACCTGCATTGTATAATTCATTACATTTTTCAATCAGATCAATATTGGGTTCTGCGTTTTCCCAATCTCTGTTCGATGTAAATGCTAAAGTGTCATCGAAGTCAAGTACTATTCTTTTGTGTAAACTCATTAGTCGTTCTTGCTTAAAACAGATCTTGTTAGAGCACCGAAGTGATAACAGAATAAAATGAATAAAGGAGTAGCAATAGCAAGACGAATACTATCTTTCGTCATTTCAACTGCTTCCATAAAAAATACTAATCCTGCCATAATTGCAGCAATAGCACAAACAGTTCCAACGCCGTAGGCTAGGTTTGTAAACATTTCTTTCATAATATAGTTTCCTTAATTTTAAATACCATTATTATAACAAAAAGTGTTATGCTTGTCAATGGTTATTTTCTCGAATAAAGTCAACATCAACCAATGCTTCTTTAAACATTGCTGATGATTTTTCAAATGATTCTTTCCATTTATCAGGAATATCATCTGCAGCCATTACAATTCTATTTATGCCCACTTGAATAATTCCTTTTGCACAATCATGACAAACTGGTAATCCCCATACATATAAGGTTGCATCTTTAAGAGATATTCCATTATATGTTGCGTTATAGATACAATTCATTTCTGCGTGAACAACTAAATCGTATTTAATGCTTCTATCTTTATACCGATAAGGTGCATCTTCAATACCTTGTGGAAATCCGTTATATCCAGTTGCTAGGATGCGACGGTCAGAATTAACTGCCACCGCTCCTATCTGCTTTGAAGGATCTTTACTCCATGTCGAGATTTCTCGTGCAAGTCGTATGAATCGTTTATCCCACTTTATTTGCATCAATAAATTCCTCAATAAAATTGAAGTGCCTTTCGTATACATGGAAGTTTGATGCTGTCCAGATTAATTCACCGACTTCCATACCAAGATCTTCGGCAAGTTGATTTTGAACATATCTTGCCCAGGCATAATCATTATTATAACCAAACACTGCATCGTTAGATCGCATTAAGTAATGTGAAATCAATTTACGATCGCGAATATAAAAAGTATTTGCATAGGTACACATAAAGTCAGACATACCGTCTCGGTTGTAATCAAGATGCATACTTGGTCGATTATAAATCATTGTTGCTCTACGAGAATTGTAATTCCTAGATAATTCACGAAGAACGTGCTTGTATTGATTACCATTCTCTTCAGAGTAAATACACCAACCATAATTTGAATTAATCTTACCTTCATCAGAAGCAATGTCTTTCCAAATCTTTGGTGTATCACCAGGAATATCATTAACATATAACGATTGAGATTTATACCATTCTAATTCACGTTCAATATATTCATACGCAGGTTTACGAATGATATGATCTTCATCAGCAATAAATGTTGCACCAATAACTTCAACAGTTTTTACACCTGTCTTATCAATGACAAAATCTTCACTGAGATACTTGTCTATAATCATTTGTCGCATATAAGCAACATTCATTAGATTGACTCCATTAATGCTTCAATATCTTCAACTTCTTGCACAAGGTCCGACATATTTTGATTGTGATATACTCTTGCCATTTTACGCAAGATAG